CTTACTAGAGCAAGGTAAGATAAATAGAGTATTAGTTATATGTCCTCTATCTATTATGGAATCAGCGTGGCGCAATGACTTGTTTAGTTTTGCTATGCACCGCAAGGTAGACGTAGCTTATGGTTCAAAGAAAAAGCGTAGAGAGATAATTGAGAATGGAGCAGAGTTTGTAATAATAAATTACGATGGTGTGGAGATTGTACAAGACGTAGTTAAAGAAGGTGGGTTTGACTTAATAATTGTTGATGAAGCTACACACTATAAGAACGTACAGACCAAGCGTTGGAAGACATTAAACAAACTGATGGATAAAGGCACGTGGCTTTGGATGATGACAGGTACACCTGCGGCACAGAGTCCTACCGATGCGTATGGCATTGCTAAGTTAGTTAACCCTGTTGGAGTACCGCGTTTCTTTGGTACGTTTAGGGATATGGTTATGCAAAAGATAACTAACTTCAAATGGATACCGAAAGAAAATGCTACTGATGTAGTGCATAAAGCATTGCAACCTGCCATACGGTTCACAAAAGATGAGTGTTTAGACTTACCACCTATGGTATATGTGCATCGTGAAGTAGATATGACCCCCCAACAAAAGAAATACTATAAAGAATTGAAGAGTAAGATGATCATGCAAGCGGCAGGTGAACAAATCACTGCGGCTAATGCGGCAGTTAACATGAATAAGCTACTACAAATATCTTCTGGTGCTGTTTATACCGATACTGGTGATTCATTAGAGTTTGATATAACTAAACGGTATAAGGTACTGCGAGAAGTAATTGATGAATCTAGTAAGAAAGTATTAGTATTCGTGCCGTTCAGACACACCATACAGTTACTCACTGACAGGTTACGCAAAGATGGTATCACTACTGAAATTATTAATGGCGATGTACCTGCACCCAAACGAACAGATATATTTAAACGGTTTCAAGAACAAGATGACCCTAAAGTTTTAGTTATCCAACCACAGTCAGCGGCACACGGTGTAACACTTACAGCGGCTAACACGGTTGTATGGTGGTCGCCAACCAGTTCGTTAGAAACGTACGCGCAAGCTAATGCTAGGGTACATAGATCAGGACAAGATCAAAAATGTACAGTTGTCCACCTACAAGGATCGCACGTAGAAAGACGTGTTTACTCGTTACTAGATAATAGGCTAGACGTTCACACAAGAATGATTGATTTATATAAAGAAATACTTGACTAGCCCACAATCATACGCTATCTTGACTGTCCCTTTAGTTAAGGAGCGAAAGATGAGCGAAGGAAAAATGAACGCTGAGAAGCTAACTACTGTCTATTTGAAGATAAAAGATAAGCGTAGTGAGTTATCAGCAGAGTTTAAAGAGAAGGATGCTGAGTTATCCGATCAGCTAGATAAGGTAAAGCGTGCTTTACTGGACTACTGTGAAGATCAAGGTGTTGATAGTGTAAGAAGTTCCGCAGGATTGTTTTACCGTTCTGCTAGAACACGTTATTGGACTAGTGATTGGTCTTCTATGCATGAGTTTGTACTTCAGCATGAAGCCCCTGAGTTGTTAGATAAGCGTGTCAATCAGAGCAATATGAAACAGTTTTTGGAAGAGAACCCCGACCTTGTACCTAAAGGTCTTAACGTAGATTCTGAATATGTTGTATCAGTAAGGAGAAAGTAATGTCAGATAATTTTGTACCAATTGGTGATGTAGCGGATAAGTTTAGTGTATCTAAGCACACCGTACGTCAGTGGTTACGTCAAGGTAAGATACCCGAAGACTTATATGTAAAGATAGGTAACACTTATCGTTACAACCTCCAAGGGATTGAAAACGCCTTTTTGAATACCAATAAAGACTCGGTAGTTCAGGAAGCTGTAAGTGACTTTGAGTTTAATCCTGAAACCCTAGATGAGGATTTCTAGTGAAAAGGTTAAGCATACGTGGTGGTGTATTTACAGATGTTGATGGTGGCGAACAAACTACTATTGGCGAAGCTGTAAATGTAATCATTGTGAATGCCGCACCTGTGTCTAGATCATATTTTGGTAATCAGTTTGACCCTAATAAGTCTACTGCCCCAGTATGTTGGTCAGACGACACACAAACACCATCCCCGAATGTATCAGAAGATAACGTGCAAGCACGTAGGTGTATGGACTGCACACAAAACGTACGTGGTTCAGGAGAGAATGGTGGCAGGGCTTGTCGGTTTCAACAGCGCCTTGCAGTTGTATTTGAGGGAAACCTCGATGAGGTGTATCAGTTGCAGATACCTGCCAGTTCAATATTTGGTAGGGTAGTTAATGGTAACATGGGCATGCAAGAATATGCTCGCTATCTATCTGCGCACGATACATCAGTTACTAGCGTTGTCACAAACATTACGTTTGATAAAGACAGCGTTGTCCCAAAACTTTATTTTAAACCTGTTCGACCTCTCGACTCGGGGTTGGGGATTAAAGTATCAGAGATGGTGGTACACGAAGACACTAAACGTGCTATCACATCATTCGTCCCTGTTACTAATGAACCATCACCCTTCGATAGCGTGGAAGGTGGGTTTGATATAAACGCGAATTAATTTATTTAAGGTAAATAGTTATGGCTAATCAAAATAGCACTTTTATGATACAAAACGTTGAGGCTCAGTGGCCTCGTATTAACAAAACATACAAGTTCGATAACGCTGAGAATCGTACTGTACCGTGTGACCCATTTGAAGATGGCGCTAAATACGAGATGAAGTTTCGTATGACCAAAGACCAAGCTAAAGAATTATACTTGGGGATGTGCCAAGCGTACGAAGCACGTAAGGAAAAAGGTTGGCCGGATAAAGTTGAGATGCCATTCGCCAAAGATGATGATGGTATGTATACGTATAAAGCTACCCTGAAAGGTGCTTATGGTAAGGAAGCCACATTTAAACCTGTACAATATGATTCAAAAGGCGTTAAACTACCTGAAGATTTCATGCTTACTACTGGCAGTACAGTTAATGTTGCGGTTATATTTGTGCCCTACAACATGCGTGAAGCAGGAATCTCACTGCGTTTGAAAGCGGTACAGGTTATTAAGTACGTACCAATGGAAGCATCATCACCGTTCTCCGCTGTTGAAGGTGGGTTTGAGTTCTCTTCTGAAGATAATCCTTTTGAAGTTGTAGAAACTAAATCAGCAACCAATGTTATTGAAGCTGAGTTCGGGGAAGAAAAAACTCCTGAACCCAAAAAAGTCAGTAAAAAAGCAACACCAAAACCAAAAAAGTCTGACGCTGATATTGCATCAATCGTAGACGACTGGGACGACTAGTCCAAAAAACTTAGCTAGGTATTACCGAAAAGGGCGCGTCATGCGCCCCTGCTATCTCTACTCTCGGAATTAGGAATGTATTATGGAAGCAGAAGTATTTCTCGATAAAGTAACGGGGAATGAAGGATACTACTGTTTATTTGCGGTCAAGCTAGGCCAAAACGATAGACCACAAACGTTTCATACAACGTATGATTCGTTACTACAAGAAGCACGTAAGCTAGATGCTCGTGGGTATAGCCCATACTTTGCACTGGCTACGTTTGAAGAAAGTGGTTCTCGTGTAGCTGACAACGTAAAACAGTTAAAATCTTTCTTTATGGACATCGACTGCGGGGAAGGCAGGGATTATCCAACTAAGAAGGAAGGTCTTCAAGCCCTACAAAGATTTTGTAAAAAGGTTGAGTTACCTCGCCCACTGCTAGTTGATTCTGGTAGGGGGGTACATTGTTACTGGCCTTTGTCTGAAGCTGTTAGCAGGGACGATTGGAAGCCTGTTGCAGATCACTTGAAACAGTTGTGTAAGAATCATGGGTTTACAATTGACCCATCAGTAACTGCCGATGCGGCTAGGGTACTGCGCATACCAACGACACACAACCACAAGACTGAGCCACCATCCCCTGTCGAATTTTATAGTGAACACGTACCTGAGCCTGTAAGCCTTGACGCGTTTGCTAAGTTGATTGGTGCTGACCAGATACCAGTACCTCAGAAAATAGAGTCACAACCTGCCACCGCTATGATGGAAGCGTTGATGGGTAACAAGCAACACAAGTTCAAAGATATTATTACTAGAGAATCTAGCTGTGCGCAGTTGGTTGACATAGTAGTTAATCAAGATGAGTGTAGCGAACCCATATGGCGTGCAGGATTATCTATTGCTAAGTTCTGTTCTGATGGTAAGAAAGCCGCGCATGTAATGTCTAAGAACCACCCTGAATATTCTCCAGAACAGACACAGGATAAGTTCGATAAGATTAAAGGGCCTTATCTATGTTCTCACTTTGATGAGTTTAAACCTGACGTATGTACACAATGCCCGCACTGGGGGAAAATAAAGTCCCCCATATCATTGGGTAGCAGTGTAAGAGAAGCTACGCCAGAAGATAATATAGTAGAAGTACCTGCGTTGGACTTACCGAATACTCCTACTACTACGTATGTGATTCCGACATACCCTAAGCCATACTTTAGGGGCGCTAATAATGGTGGTGTTTATATACGCACATCTAACGATGAAGGCGAACCAGACGAAGAACTTATATACCACAACGACATCTATATCGTGAACCGTATTGTAGATGTAGATCTTGGTGAAGTTGTGGTAATACGTTTACACCTACCACAAGATGGCGTGCGTGAGTTCACTGTACCTCTTACAGCTATAACCTCACGAGAAGAATTTAGAAAGCAGATGTCCATGCAAGGCGTGGCAGTAACAAAGATGGATAAACTTATGACTTATATGACTACTTGGATTAACGAGTTACAGGCTACTACAAAAGCCGACAAGGCTCGCATTCAATTTGGTTGGACTGAT